CTTGGTTTTCTATTGTCAGATAATGTGATGATGTACCAACACCATTAAAACTTGGTGACTTAAATTTATGAACTATTTGATCTGCTTTAATGTTAATAGCTGTTATTCCAACGAACAAAATTAACGCTATAAACACGATAAAAATAAATATTCTAGTTTTTGAGGCTTCTTCTTGCATTTGTTCTTTTTTAGTCTTTTCTTTGGTCATCTCTATCTGCCTTAGCAATTTTATTGCTATCTATAAGTTGAGGTACGCCAAGAATAGTTTTAATCAAAGTATCTTGTCTTATAATTTCATTATCTAAACTACGTATTCTGTCTATTAATGCTACTAAAATACCATGTTGTGAATCAAGTTTTGTACCTAGTCTTTCTTCTAGTGCTGATATTTGTCCTTCTACTTTTTCATCAACAGTATCTAATTTAGTTTCCATACCATCAACAATACGCATAATAAGTTTATAAATAAACCAACCAAGACCAAGTGCGGCTGCAATAGGAAATCCAACTTCTTGTATAACAGTTACGGCTGACTCCATTAGTAATCACCCCAAACTTTTGTCTTAGTTCCTCCGTTATATTCGACTGCATGACCTTCTTTGATTAATACTTGGCATATATCTCTACCATCTTCTGTGTAAGGTATGCCTAATATACGACCATATTTACCTTTGCCTAAAGATTTAACTTTTAATTTGCCAATACAAAGTTCTTGCAACCTTGACTTAGCAGCAAGACCTAATTTTTTTTCTGCAAGATCTCTTGTTCTGCTTTCTGGAGTATCTATACCTGCAAGTCTTACACGTTGTTTATGTAGCTTTACATCAAACCCAAGATCAAGACAGCAATCAAATGTGTCTCCATCTACAATTCTTTCTAATGTTGCATTATATACAAAAGCATCAGGAGACTTAGCCATTATTTTTTAGATGTTTTTTTAACTCTTTTAGTAGTCCAAGCTTCGTTTACATTTGGAGTAGACTTATCATCTGCTATGTAATGACCTTTTTTATTGCGTGATCTTACTTTTACTTGTTCGGTATTAGTAAGATTACCCCATAATTTTTTTAAAAAACTCATTTTATTTTTTCTCCTCTGAGATTTCATGCTTTCTGCTAAAGCCTGTTTATACATATTTAAACTAGGCATTAGTTCATCAATCTCAAATTGATGTTGTGATATTTTTGTGGTCAAGCTTTGTATATGAGCTTGAAAGTTTTGTTGTTCAGGCGTAAGTTCTACCTCAACAGTTTCTTTTTTATCTGACATAATTAACTATTATCAGTAATGTATTGTTTACCTGTAGCAATAGCTGCAACATGAGTAGTCTTTTTACTATCTGCTGCACCTTTTACATTAGGTGTATCATCATCACTATTAACAGGTGCATATTCTAAAATAGTTTCTAAGTGATCTACATTTCTTTGCACCAATTCGTTTATTTCAGTTTGTGTCCAAGTTCCTGCTACAGCATTTCCATCTGTATCGGTTATACCACCTGCATATTTTGATTTATTGCCATTAGTATTAATATCGTTAATAAGATTAACGCTATCTGTTCCTGCTGTAAGGACTTCTGTTACTGTTGCCATATTATTCTCCTTCGTTTAATTTAGCTTTTAATTGTTCTACTTGTGTAGATAATTCTTGTATAGCTTTGACCATAACCGACATTAAAGCAGTAGGTGCAACTCTTTGTCTGCCATCTGCTTCATCTTCTGACCACATATCAAAGCCATCTTTTAAATTATGATTATCAATCACTTCTTTAACTTCTTGTGCTATAAAACCATGATTATATTTACCATTCATAGTTCTTTCTTCAGAACCTTCTTTATAGGCTTTCATATCTGTAGGTATATCTTTTTCTTTTTTCCATTGGAAAGTAACAGGTCTTAAATCGTTTATAAAATCTAAGCCTACTTCTTCATCTTGTATATCTTCTTTAAGTCTAATATCTGATGGTGCTGTAATTGAAGTTGCTCCAAAAGCTATATTTGAGTCTGTAGATCCTACTCCAAAAGTAAAATTAGAATCACCTACACCTGTTACAGTGTCGCCCATAACAATTTGATTAGCACCACCGACAGCAGATAGTTCAGATGCAAAGCCTACAACTACATTATTACTACCTGTAGTACCATCGCCATTAGCACCACTTCCAATAGCAACATTACGATTTCCTGTAGTAACATTACCATTAGAATTAAAACCAACAGCTACATTGTCAACACCTGTGGTACAAGCTACTAATGAAGTTCTACCTACTGCTGTATTTTGACCGCCAGTAGTAATATTTTTAGCAGCTTCACGACCTACAGCAGTATTATGACTAGCAGTTGTTAAATCTTCTAAAGCAAGATAACCCAATCCTGTATTTTGAGCACCTGTAGAGCAGTTAAGTAAAGATGAAGTACCGACTGCTGTATTTTCACTTGCTGTTGTAGAAGCGTTTAATGCAGCCCTACCTAAAGCTGTATTATCACTTCCAGTTGTGCAACTAGATAAAGCATTATCTCCTGCTGCTGTATTATTATTACCTGTAGTGTTTGCATCTAAACAAAATGCACCGACTGCTGTATTCCTAGCTCCTACAGTGTTTAATCTTAAAGCAAATTTTCCCACTGCACTATTACTACTTGCAGTGGTATTTGTTAATAGTGCATATGCACCACAAGAAGTATTATCACTACCTGTAGTATTTGCTCCTAATCCTCCTATACCAAAAGCAGCATTAGTATTACCCTCTGTGTTAGCATCTAAAGCACCATCTCCACAAGCTGTACTTTGAACACCTGTGGTATTAGAACCTAAAGCATTGTTACCAACTGCAACATGATTAGAACCAGTTGTGTTAGCATCTAGTGCTTGTACTCCTATTGCTACATTTTCTGTTCCTGTTGTATTTACCAATAATGCTGCTGCACCAATAGCAGTGTTATTATTAGCAGTAGTATTAGCACTTAGTGCTGCACTACCAATAGCAACTAAATTAGCACCTGTAGTATTTGCATCTAGGGCAGTTGCACCAACAGCCACATTACCTGCGCCTGTAGTGTTTACTAACATGGCATTAAATCCAATAGCTGTATTATTTGATGCTGTCGTATTACTTGCTAATGACTCCCTACCAACTGCTGTATTATTAGCACCTGTGGTATTAGCCTCCATAGAATTTTTACCCATAGCTGTATTAAAACTAGCTGTAGTATTTGCAGCCATTGCATTATGACCACACGCAGTATTACTACCACCTGTCGTATTATTTTCTAGTGCAAAACTACCAAAAGCGGCATTTTCAGCACCCGTTGTATTGTCTGTCAAAGCATGATGCCCAACTGCTGTAACATTAGATGCTGTGGTGTTTTGTTCTGCGGCTTGAAAACCAACTGCTGTATTTTGAGTACCTGTTGTGTTTGATTCTAAAGTTTCAGCACCTACGCCTGTATTACCTGCACCAGTTGTGTTGGCAGTCAAAGAAAGTTTACCTATAGCTACATTACTATTAGCTGTAGTATTTGCATCTAAAGCAGCTTTACCTATAGCAACATTTGCAGTTCCTGTCGTATTGACTTTCATACAATCCATTCCTATAGCGACATTATCACCACCAGTTGTGTTTGCTCCTAAGGCTGCAAAACCAATACCAGTATTATTACTTGCCGTTGTGTTAGCATCTAAAGCTGTAGAACCAATAGCTACATTATTAGCACCTGTAGTATTACTAAGCATAGCGTTAAAACCTATAGCGGTATTACTTTCCGCAGTAGTATTTGCTGATAATGCTTGATGTCCTATAGCGACATTAGCATCTGCGGTTGTATTAGCATCTAAAGCATTTGTACCAACAGCAACATTTCTATCACCTGTGGTGTTTGCTGCTAAAGAACTAGAACCTACTGCTATATTGTTTGATGCCGTTGTGTTAGCTATTAATGCAGCTCTACCTACTGCTGTATTACTAGCACCAGTGCTGTTATTTACTAAAGCAGAAGCACCAACTGCTGTATTGTCATTTGCAGTTGTTAAAGCAGACAAAGCACCAAAACCAAATCCTGTATTATCTGTTCCTGTAGTTAAAACATCGCCTGCTAAAGAGCCAACTATTGTGTTTTGGTCTCCTGTAGTAAGAGCAGCAAAAACACTTGTTCCTATACCAGTATTATTAGAGGCACTAGATAAAGTTCCTGTGCTAGCATCACTACTGATGAGTAAGCCATTAGAAAAATTAGAAATGTTATAAGATATACCCACGCCATTTACAGTTCCACCAGTTAAAGCTCCTGTAACTGCTGCATCTCCACCAACACTTACATCATCTGTAACTGTTAAATCATCTTGTACTTTTAAATCTACTACATTAAGACTAGCAAAAGCGTCAACTATTGCTGCTCCCGAACCTGCTCCATCAGAATAAACTGCTTTTACATCACCAGCAGGTATCGTCACATTAGCACCACTACCTTGCGATATAATTATATTTTGTGATCCAGATGTGCCGTTTTCTATAAACCAAAGTTTAGATACGGTATTAGGCCCAATAGTAATAGTACAAGCTGAATCAAGCGTACCTGTGTATTTTAAATAAATTGATCTACCTGGATCAGTAGATCCATCAGCTATTGTGGTTGTATGTGTATCGGCGTTAGTAGTTATCGCCTCAGTTCCAAAGCTAAAGGCCTCAGCAATTAGCTCTAAGTTTGTATTAGTTGTGTTTCCCCATGATCCCGACTGATCTCCAGTCGCCATCTCTTCAAGTCTTAAGTCATTTACAAATGTTGATGCCATATTTTATGCTACCTCTTCCCAATTTGGAGTTTGTGTTTCATTAATTTCAGCAAAGGATGAACTTTGATCTGCATTTATATTAGCATAATTTTTCGTTTGTGTATCATCTATAAGTCCCCACACCAACACATCGGTTACAAATCCTGTAGCTGAAACTCCTGTTGGCACCACGTTCGCTTTAGATATTGTGGTAACTGATCCTACACTTCCTGTTACACTAACGCCTGTAATAGTAAATATTTCGTTATGATGAACGGTTACTGATCCTATTGCTGAAGTCGCAGAAACACCAGATATTATTACGTTTGCCTCTCCATCTACATCAACTCCAACAGTGCCAACTGATCCCACTGCTCCGGGTGCATTAGCAACTGCATCACCATTAACACCAACACCACCTATAGCAGATGTTCCTACTTGTGAGCTTGGAGTTACATTTGCTTTGGCAACTATGGACGTAGTTCCTAAAGCACTCGTACCAACTTGAGATGAAAGTGTTTGATTTGCTTTTGCTACAACTGTAGCTGTGCCAAGAGCACTTGTAGATGATTGTCCTGTAAGAGTTAAATTAGCTTCGCAATCAAAAGTAGGAGTTCCTACTGCTGTGGTGCCAACTTGAGAAGAAGGAGTTATATTAGCTTTTGCTACAACAGAAACAGTGCCTAACGCACTTGTAGCTGCTAACCCTGTAAGAGTAACTGGTAAAGCTTCATTCCAAGCACCCTCACCCCAAGTGCCTCTACCCCAACCAGTTATGTTAGCCATAAGGCTAGGCTATTCTTATAATAGCTGTGCTTGCTGCTGCGGCTGGAAAAACAATAGTAAAATCACCTGCTGTGGATGTTTTATCTCCACCAAAGTCGATTGTAGCTACAGATGCGTTACTATCAGATGAATTGTAAATCATACAACCTCTAGCTGTAATTGTAGCTGTGCCAAAAGTTAGATCAGCAAAATCAGTAAATCCTGTTGTACCACTTGAAGTAGGGTCTACTCTAGTTAAATTACTACCACCAGATGTATAGTTAGTACCACTTGCTTGTCCTGTTGTGGTAAAAGCTGTAGTGGCTGCACCCAAGGTAGCAGAGCTTGTATATAAAGCTAGTTTAAAAGTATCTCCGCCTGAGTTTTTAAAGTTATGCACAGCTTCAAGAAGTTCTTTTTTAAAGCTAGTGGTTAATGTTGATGAAATAGCCATATTAAATCCTTTTTATAATATCAGCTAACTCTGTATCGCCTTGCTTAATAAAGTCTTGTATCAGAGTAGCTTTATAGGATTTTAACGCATTTTTTATATAAATCAAACAAACCTTATATATCATATCCTTATAGGCTTTTGCTTGTTCTTGAATGTAAGGATCTTCACTGTTGCTATTACTCACTATTTTTTCTGCTAATCTTTCAGCCCAAAACTCTGGTGAGTGGCCACCATAGTTAGAAGTTTTAGCTTCTATTAAGCCTAGTCCAGGCATTCCTGCTGGTGTTATTTCATCTACCATTTCTTTGGCTCTGGTGGTTTTAAATGACTATCATACCTATCAGCTATTTGAGGTAATATCTGTTTTTTTTCTACTTTAAGTTCACTAAGTTTTTTTAATTCAATTCCTTTTTGATCTATAACAGGAATATAAGGATCGCTTAAACGATGATAACCATACAATCTTTGTTGTCCTGGTATATTTGTATCTAGCAAAGAACTACTAGATGCTACCTCTACTTGTATTCCTTTATCCATACACTTAGCCAACCAAAATTCAACACAAGCTCTGCCTGACTCTGCAAAGTGTAAATTATTTTTATAAGAAAAATCCATACCAAATAATTTTATATTAGCCACATTGTTCCAATACGCAAAAGCTATGGCATAAGCTACTGTATTGTTTAAATAATGACAGTTGGTTTCTTTAACTATTTCTTTAATAGGATATTCAACTAAATTTTTACATCTTTCATCAAGTTGACATGTATATATTGGCTTGTCATGATTAATTAACAATTCTTTCATACAATCTGTTTGACCACCTGCGTCTTGCGTATCTAAAAATCTACTAGGTGGATCCATTGCAAATACACGATCATGAAATATTACTGATGCTACCGCATTTATAGCCCACACTTCATCAAAGTGTACGCTGTGTGATTTTGCTAAATTATAATCAAACCAACTTTTGCCAAGACCAACAATAGCTATAGTTTTACCATTAAGTTTTTTTATGGGTTTCATCTCTCTCCTTTTGAAACTTAAGTTACATTAGTTCTTAATGAATCGTAACGATATTCATCTCTCCTTCCACGTGCCTCTGCAAGATTTTTTAATCTGCTTATTTCACTTCCAAAACGCTGTTCATATTGTTGTAATAAATCAGCTTCACCTTTCATAAATATGTATGCTTCAACTAGACTTCCATATAGTAAAGCGTTTCTAGCATTGTTAGATACCCAAGTTCCTGTGGTATCTGTGACTAGAGAATTTGGTTTGAATAAATAATGGAGCTCAACACTATAATTAGAATCAGGAACTGGACTAACAATAATTGTAGAGCCATTGTTTGATGCTGTAGATAGTTCTTTATCAAAGTCTCCATAATATTTTGGTAGACCTCTTAAGGTTGAATCAGTTGGATCAACAGAGTATTCACGCATAAAAGATGGGTGTTTTTTATCTAAGTAATGATAGTCTCCGTTGCCGTCTATAACTGCTAGAGAAAAACTTGTTTGATAATCTGTAGGAGTTGTAAGATAAGTATTACCTGATGTTAATGTACCTGTTACATTTTTACGAAAAAAATCAAACTGCACTAATTCAAATATTCTTTCTTCAGCATTTTTAATAAAGTCATCTAATGTGGCTACAAATGTAGTTTCTGTATTTTGAGTATAGTTTTGTATTAATGTTTTTAATTCTGATAATGTCATGTTGTTATTGTAACCTCGCCAAGTGAAGCTGTCATTTCATAACCTAATATCTTAGATCCTATAGGATCAGCAGTCATAGATGAGTTAGTATCACTATCATTAGTATAAACTACTCCTTCACCTATTTCTAAATCATTGTTAGGTCTAGGTTTATATAGAGCCTCAGGATCAGAAACGTGTGGCAATGGCTCAAGTTGTGGATGTTTTGGATCAAAGCAATCTCTACAAGTTTTTGCTCCGTTCCATTCTTCTCTTAATTGAGATAGTTTGTATTCAAAGCCACATCTATCGCAAAGTGCTATTGCGTATTTACCAGTAGCGTATGCCATATTAGTATCCGTTTCTTAAGTAAGGCGATATTCTAAAAGAGGCAGTATCTTCATCTTGAGACATAGCTCTTTCAAACTCGTCTTCGTACATTTGTTTTAACATAACTACTCTATCTGGTGCTTTTTTAATAGCTATGTAGTAAGCAAGACCTGCTGCGAAACAAGGATAAAATCTAAACGGCATGTCCATGGTATTGGTTGCTGTATCAGCATCGTCCATTCTTACTAATTTATTAAATACTAATACATCAGTGCTGTTTTCTGGTGTTGGCCATATATTTAAAACAGGACTAACCTGCTTGTCTAAAAAGAATTGATTAGGTCTAGCTTGAGTAGACTTAGTTGGAATATTTAAAAATTCACTTCTACTAATTTTAGTCATTTGCAAATCAAGATTGGTTCCGTCAGTGTCTCTTCTTAACGAACAATCTAATATATCAATAACATTAGAATCTAAAGTGTATTGATTGGTGCCCTTGGTTACAGTTTGAGTTGCTTGTTCTATAGTCCACTGATTTAATCCTCTGTTAGCCCATTCAGCTAACATAAGGTTTATAGATCGTTTTGCTGTTTTAAGATCATACCCTGTTCTAAGTTCTAGCCCACATCTTTCAAAGGCTTCTTCAACAAACTCAGTTACATCTGGTTCAAAGTTAGTGCTACTAGATGTTGCCATATTATTTTCTTCTTCTGACTACTCTTTTCTTTTTTAAAGGTTTAGCTTTTTTTTGATCTTTATTTATTTTTTCTAATTTTTTAGCTTGAGCAGCATGTAGTTTACTAGCTTTTTTTAAACCTTTTATAATTTCATTTAAGTCTTTAGTATAGTGCATATTAATCTTCCTCTGGAGCGTATAGATTATTAAACGTTATGTTTGGATCCATATAACTCTCATGTTGTTCTGCTGAATGAATCCACTGAGATGGCATAAAGTCTGGTGCTCCTTCACCAACACGCCATAGTGCAGGGTTTGTAGCTCTCACTCTATTGTTAGGTAAAGCCACAAAGTTACCAGTATATTCACCAGCGTCTGTTAAATATAACACATGTGATTGCTTATGTTGAGCAGAATCATCAGCTATTGAATTTTCAGTGTAATCTACTGTAAACAAATATTTGCCTGTATAAAACTCTCCACCTATCTTACATATCCAAGGTGATGAACTTACTCTATCCATAACTACAACGGAATGATGATGACTAAGACAGTCCCAGGGTTGTGCTAAGTGGTCTTCCATAGGAGTTGGCCAATCTTCAAGTGGTGCGTCAGCAACTAACGCTTGTATTGGCATTCTAGCCCACATAGCACCTCCATGAATATTTGGTGCATCTTCTTCATCATCTATTTCACAGCCTGTAAAAACTACTTGAAAAGACAATGATCTATCAGGAATTGTATTAACTGCTATTGCAAGAGCATGTAAATATTCACCATGATAATCACTATGATTAGCTGTAAATTCTTTTCTAACCCAGCATTTAAACTGAGGTATGTTTGAAATCAAATATGACATAATTCTCTCTCCTTATTATGTGCAAAAATTTTATCTTCTTTTTCTACGCCTAGAAGCATACTTAGTGCCTTTAGCAACACCGCCCTTAGCCATGTACTTAGTGCCTTTCATAGCTCCACCTTTTGACATGTACTTAGTCCCTTTCATAGCTCCGCCTTTGGCCATGTATTTGGTTCCTTTCATGGCTCCGCCTTTAGCCATATACTTAGTTCCTTTAGCTGCACCGCCTTTTGCCATGTATTTAGTGCCCTTTGCAGCACCACCCTTAGCCATGTATTTGGTTCCTTTAGCCGCACCACCTTTAGCCATATATTTAGTTCCTTTTGCAGAACCTCCTTTAGACATATATTTAGTGCCCTTGACTGCTCCACCTTTAGCATAGCCTTTAGTTCTTTTAAACATAATTCACTCCTATGAATATTTAGTTTTTTTTCTTCTGTTGCTCATTACTTTACCACAACCTCTTGCAATTCTTCTAACTTCTCCACCGTCTTTCATGGATACTCTAGCTTTCTTAGTATTAGCAACAACTGTTTTTCCTTTTCTACCTGCAGCTTTTTTCTTTCTTGCAGTCTTTGCTCTTTCAGCTTTGCTTAAACTTTGTGCTTTTGCTTTTGGTAAACATCTATCTGGATTTTTTTTATCTTTACTTGTTCCACATGGACCCTTAATAGAGCCGTCAGTTCCAATCCTAACCCATTGTTGTTCTCGCCATTGTTTTAGCTGTCCCATTTATCTGAGTCTTTCTTTCATTACAATGCCTTGTCCTCTTATATTAACAAGTCCACCGTCTTTCATTTTTTTCTTTTTACGTTTGCTACCTTTAGCATAGTTTGGATCTTTACAATATTTGGAAGCAGCCATATTTGCATACGCAGAAGGGTATGTATCGAAAGTTCTTTTCGCCCAAGCCTTTCCAGCTGGACAAATCTTACCGCCACTTTTTGCTTTCTTTGCCATTATTTTATTCTACCATGTTTTCTTCTTATAGCATCTTTGCCTCTTCTAAATATTTCAGCTTGCTTTGGTTTGCCTCCGTATTTAGATCTTTGTTCACCCACAGTTAAGATTTGTATTAATCTTGCAAAAGGTTTTTTAGTTTTTTTAACTTTAGCAACTGTATCTCTTGCATCTTGAACTGTAGCATATTTAATTGAAACTGTATCTTTTGGGTTTTCATCAGTGTATAACCTACGACCTGAACCTTTTGGCTTTTTACCAGTACCTACTTTTGGATCTGATTTAGCCATTTAACATTTCCACCTTCTTCTTGCTTGTCTAATTCTTGAATTAGGATTGTTTCTTGTTTTGGCTGAACTGCGTTTAAGTTGTCCTAGTGATCTTGCACAATAGGATTTTCTACGTTTTGCAGCCTTGCTACCTTTTTTAACTTTGCCTGTTACTGCTGTTTTTAATTTACTACCGGGATTAGCTTTTCTATATGCACGCACTCCTTTTTTAGTCATGCCTGCACCAGACTTGGTAGGGCGGAAATTACCGCCCTTACCAGTAGTTCTACGTATATTTTTAGTTTTCCTTCTTTTTACAACCATTCATTAATAGCTTTTATCTAAAACTAAAATAATAGAATAAGCGTCACCGCTAGAATGACCTACGGTAGTAAAGTCAATATCTCCAGTAATACCAGATCCTGCATTGTTAGGAATACCAGTAAATAAATCATAGTATTCATCACCTGTGCTATCTGCTGGCAATGGTATGGCTAAAACATTAGTAGTTGCGTCAAACTCTATATCTACACCCATACCTCTGGTAGCCCAGTAGATACGTCTTATAGATACTCTAGTGCAAGACTCTCCTAAATTGTTTTTACCTAAAGCTGAAACATCAACTTTTTTAACAGAAGATTCTCCTGTACCGTCAGATTCATTAGTAAACTTTAATATCGCTAGTTTTTGACTATCAATGATAGTTTGCGAAGTTACTGTATCTGCCATGAGCTACTCCTTATGCGTCAGCAAATGGTGTTACTATAGTGCCTGAACCTAAAATAATACCTTCTACAGCATATTTAGCTGAGGCCATAGCAGTTACTTTTACAATACTGCCAGCTAATCCACCTTTTGTTGATCCGTTCATAGTAATTACATCGTTAGATGCAGCTGAAATAAATACTTTACCTGAAGAGTCATCTTTACCTGTATAAAGACCGCCAACAAATTTGTCAGTGCCGTCAGTTAAAATATCCATATCTGTAGCTGCTGTTTCTACTACAAAGAAAAAAGAAGCACCTAAATTATTTAATTGGTTAGGATCTTCATTTGTTGATGGAGTGGTAGTTACAATGCTAGGCAAAGTAAATTTACCGTCTGCATCATTACAAGTTAATATTTTTCCAGCATGAGCGGCAACTGTAAGAGTGG